CTGCCAGTAATACACTGTCCGGTACATATGCAGCATTCACGGCGGTAACCGCCAGCACTATTGTTGGAGGCTCTCCCCTTACAATTTCTTCATCAACAACACAGGTGTATGGACCGATGCAAGTTCAATCGGGAGACTCTCTAAGTTTTGATGGAGCAACCAATACATTCAAAATCACAAACAACGGCACCAACCTAGACATCAATGGTGCCAACATTATATTAAATGCTACCTCAGTGTCTGCATCCACAGGACTGTCGGCTTCTGCTTTCTACTTTGGGGCCGGAGGGCGCCAACAGATTTCAGACACTGGCACTGATATGTCCATTCTTGCTGCAAGTACGGGCATGTTTATATCCGCCGATGGTGGCAATCTAACACTACAGGGACAGGTTGCAATTGACACCGCCGGAGTCTTATCTTCATCAGTGAACATCTCTGCTTCTGCTTTCTATGGCGATGGTTCTGGCTTAACTAACCTGCCCGGAGGCGGAGGTGGAGGTGGCATCTTTACAGAACTTGATTCATCCAATGCCTACACAACCAGCAGTCTGTCGGTCGGAACGAGCGACACTCCTGGCGCAACGCTGCACGTTTCATCTTCTGGCGATGAAGCACTGTTCCGCGTCGATGGGCTGACCGAAACTGGTCCCGTGTTGTTTGTTACGGGCTCAGGTCGAGTCGCAATCGGTCACGATTCGCCCGCGTATGCTCTTTCGGTTAATGGCTATGTAGAACTTGGGAATGGCAGTGGTGGCGGATTTCTTGTATCGCGCGGTGACACTAACACATATCTGCAATTTGGAGTTGCAGGTTCTGATTCTATGGCGCTAGTTGCCGGGGGTAAACAATTTATAACTATTGATAATAATTCTACCTCTTCTAATGACTATATTATTTTAGGAACAACGAGTACAGACAACACTTATGTTTCGGGCAACTTGATCGTCTGCGACGGAACCGCCTCAATCACCCATCTTAGCGGCTGCTCACCAATTCAGGTGCACGCGCCGATGCAAATACAATCTCTAGATGAAGGTGGCATTCTGTTCGCCGGCACGGACGGTGAGCTAAACACCGACGTTGACAGCCTCCAGTGGGGCACCGACCGCGAAGAGTTCGACGGCTATATAGCGCTGATGGTTTCTTCTTCTGCTAGTGGTAGTGCCGCACTCGGTGACGGGTTCTTTATGATGGCGGATGAGAACGACTCCGACATCTGCGTTTTCACTGCCGACGGTGCCGACTTCGCGTGTGCTGTCTATGTCGATGGTGAACTCTCCGGATCCGGGGAACTTAATATAGGCGGAAACGCTACTATCGGGGGGAACCTGGCGGTCGGCGGCAATGTTACCCTTGGTGATGCCGGGGGTGATTCAGTCACGGTCAATGCCTCATCGTGGGGCTTCGAGTCGAACGACCAGGTTTGGAAGCTTGCTGATAATTCCGACGGCTTCGGGGGCAACGGCCCACTGTTGATATTTACTGGTTCCGGTGGAGACCTTCTCAAGTTCAATACCAGCGGCCCTCGAAAAGGCGTTGTTTTCCCCACGACATTCTATCCCGGTAGTGATAACGGCGCTGACATAGGTGATTCAACATACCGGTTTAGAGATTTATATCTAGCTGATACGGCCGTCGTTGCAGGCGTTTCAGCATCTGCCAATGTTTCTGCGTCTTATTTCTACGGAGATGGATCAAACTTAACCAACCTCCCTGGTGGCGGAGGCGGAGGCGGTGGTGGCATCTTCACAGAGATTGATGCAAGTCATGCGGCAACCACAAGCAGTGTGTCTATCGGCTCCTCGGGCACACCAGCAGCAACACTGCATGTTTCTTCGTCCGGGGATGAAGCGCTGTTCCGCGTTGATGGACTAACTGAAACTGCTCCCCCGTTATTTGTTACTGGCTCAGGTAGGGTCGGCATTGGTACCGACGCGCCAGGCGCAACCCTAGACATTCTCGGGGATACCCTAGCCGATCAGCTCCGACTAGGACACGGCGGCGCGTATTACTACAAAATGGGCCGCGCCGCCGATGGGTTCTTCCACATTCAAGGAAACCAGCAGGCCTATACGGGATATACCTTTAAGAACGCCCCTAAAAATGGCGGCAGCGCGCTCGTCACCATTGGTAATTCACTAGCACTCGACGTGCGCCATACAGGCTCTGGAAACCCAATAAGCCTTCTCGACGATAAAGGCGGCGGCGAAGTTGTCTATTTTGGGACATCCTCTGCCGTCCTCCCAGCCGGAGGTGTTTATTATCTTAATGATGCCGGTGGATGGGAGTCGGCCAATAGTGCAAATACCGGAAGTGGACACAATCAACTTCTCGGGATAGCCATGGGTCAGGCTGACGGAACACCTGGTACACCGGAAGTTGATGGAATGCTTATTAAAGGCTTCTTCCACGAAGACTCATATTTCTCGGGATCTTTTATTAAGGGAGGTCCTCTCTACATCCAATCGAGCAGCGCCGGTCGAAGCGACACAGAGGGCGGCTATCTAAGTGGCGCTGCCCCGTCTGCCACCGACTCCTATGTGAGAGTAATAGGTTATGGAACAGACACGCCAAATGTGATTTACTTTAATCCGGACAGTACATATGTAGAAATTGGATAGTAGGGATGTCCGATTCATCACTAATAAATGGAGTAGAAATGGCAAATATTAAAACTATCGCCGGAGTTATTTCCTCCGCGGACTACGACGACTGGTACGAGGAGTACTCCGTAGACTTCACCACGCAGAGTTCTGCTGCGATAGCCCACAACGACGAGATAGACCTTGGGACACGAAACGCTGACGGGGCGACAGTGACGTGGACTGCCGAAGAGGATGACACGGGAGATACCGACGACGCCATCGGCACGCTTGAGTGGGTGAACGGCTCTGGGCTCAAGATCACCCCAGGAACTGGAACCAATACATGGAACGAGGGGCTGGACTCCCCCTGTCTAAATGTGGCCCTCGCGGACTGCATCCCAGACCTAACGAGCAGGGATATCATCTGCGTCCAGGCCTTCACCGACGAGCCCGTTACCCCTGCCGCACAGTATGACGGATACGCGGTTGTTCTGTACCAACCCGGCGCCGACCTCAAAGCGGTGAGCAAATGGCTTAACTATCGGACTTACTACAGCTCGGTCAACACAAGGGCTTGGCAGGTAAGCGGGCACCCAACCCAGCAATCCGTTACGACGTATTCTGGCGCTTTGTCGGAGAGCAAGCCTAGAAGTATCGAGCTTGTCTTGTACCTCACTGGAGGAAATGCGATCTGTGCCCATTCAACATCGACAGACACCAGCGCTGTTCCGCTGGTGGACATCAATTCTCAGCGGTGCTGGGTGCAGGCTGGGGCCGTGACGGTGAATACATACGGGCAATCCACAGAGCCCACCTGGGGGCTTAAGCCGTCTGAACTCAGGCTCGCTCTCGTAGCCTTCAAGGTGTCCTCCGGGACTGCCTTCTACAATTACTTCTCATCCGTCAGGATCCTTCGCCTTGGTGGGCAGAATGGTGGAGTCGGTTAGCTTCAAAAGATCCTAAATCACAACTATTAGTCATTTCCCACTCTTACGAACTATTTATTTCTGATAAGTCATCAGATCTGGAGTTAATTTTATGTCTTCACTATTAGAAGAAGCAATTGTAGATGCTAAAGCCCTCAAAGAGGCAGCCCTTAAGAATGCGGAGGCCGCCGTATTGGAGAAGTATTCGGCCGAGGTGAAGGGCGCCCTATCGACTCTTTTAGAGCAGGACGATCTGGGCCTAGGCCTAGAAGAAGAGACTGAAGTAGACCCAGAGCTGACAGAATTTATAGACGAAGTGCCTTATGCATTTCAGAACGAAGAGTTGGATGAAGCAGCCCAAGACGAAATTGTTGAGATTAATTTTGATGCCCTTAAGCGGCGACTTGAAGAAGAAGATGAAGTTGTTGAGGGAGATCAAATGATTGATGCCACCGCCATGGCCGACGAGATTGCTTTGGAAGAGGGAGGTGAATATCCCGACATTGCCCAAGAAGACCCGTCCGACGTCGACCCGTCCGAACTCCAACCGCCCCCGGGTAATTGGCTCGAAGAAGACGAAGACATCGACCTTACAGAAGAAATGCTCTCAGATCTTATCGAAGAACTAGTTGTTGATATGACGCCGAGACCACAAGGATGGTCCTCGATCAACTCTGCCGACAACAGTATTGAGCAGGCCAACAACAATGCCATGGCCTGCGCCCAGGCTGCACACCTGGAAGAAGACGAAGAACTCGAAGAGGAAGTCGACACGGCCTCCGACGTTGTATCAGACGCGTCGCTTTATGAGACCAAGATTTCCGAACTTACAGAATCAAAAAGAGAGTTTCAAGCTCTCTTAATTGAAGCCAAGTCACAACTTACTAAGTTGAACTTGGCAAACGCCAAGCTTGTTTATCAAAACAAGGCTTTGAATAGCGCCTCCTTGAATGAGCGACAAAAGAATCAAATTGTCGAAGCTGTTCAATCTGCCACTTCTGTTGAAGAGGCGGGAATGATTTTTGAAACAATTCAAAACGCAGTGGGGTCCACTCTTGTTCAGAGAACACGACCACAAACACTTCGTGAAGCGGTTCAGAGACCAACCTCGCTTTTACTCAACTCTAAGAAAAACAACACGGCAACACGAGACCCAGCAATGGGTCGAATGCTGCGTTTAGCAGGTTTGAATAAATGACATTCAATTATTACAATTATAAGGAGGTTATATAAATGTCTATTGTAGAAAAATTAACCGAAGGTATTGTTAATCGTGATCTTTCAGCCGAAGGCGCTGCTCTCATTGGAAAATGGGAACAGACTGGTCTTCTAGAGGGAATCGGTGATGACTCACTTCGAAACAGTATGGCTCGACTGCTTGAGAACCAAGCACGAGAGTTACTACGTGAGACCAGCAGCATGTCTGCTGGTGATGTACAGGGTTTTGCAGCTGTTGCATTCCCCCTCGTTCGCCGAGTATTCGGCAATCTGATCGCCAACGATCTCGTTAGCGTTCAGCCGATGAGTTTGCCCTCGGGCCTCATCTTCTTCCTCGACTTCACGGTTTCCACGGAAATCGGCTCTGGCTCTGCCGCACCGAATCCGCGTCTTGGATACCCCACTGGCACTTCCCTCTATGGTGGTGGCCGTGTTGGTTCGCAGATCACCGGCGGTGTTCTCCTCAACGGAGTAAATGCCGAGCGTGGTCCGTATGCACTTAACAACGGCTATTCGTCACCGACAGGATCTGCGACTGTATCTCCCGTGATGCTCTTCTCGGGCAACGTGGGTGCGAACGGAGAGGCTGAACTCTTGCCGGACGCAGTGGTACTCGCCACTGTCGGTGCTCGACTTCGTAATGCTGATATGCTTCAGTTTGACCCCGATTTAATTTCGGGATCTGCTGTCGCTGGTGCAGTCATCCTGAAATCAGCGCTGAGTGCTGGATCATTCAATTTTGATGACTTTGTTGCCATGATTGATGCTACGCTGGCCAACGGCCGCCTCGTGCGCCGCCTTAGCCGCGAGGATCCCACGAATAGTGATCGTGTGGTTCTGATTGCCAATGCTAGCGGTTCCGAGTCTGAGACAGTCATCGGTGCAGCCCTCTCGGGCCTTAGCACCCTGACGGTTCCGATCGCAGATGATTTCCAGGCTGTTAATGGTTCCCTAGGTGCTGTTGAAGGTATTGTGGAGTGGGGACTTGAGAACAATCCGAACATTCCCGAGATCGACATCAAGGTCGACAGTGTGTCCGTTACCGCGGTCACCAAGAAGCTCAAGGCCAAGTGGACCCCGGAGTTAGGACAGGATCTTAACGCCTACCACAACCTTGACGCTGAGGTCGAGCTGACTCAGATCCTCTCGGAGCAGATTGCTCTTGAGATCGATCGTGAGATCCTTGAGGACCTCGTTCGAGGCTCTGAGGCTGGTGTTCGTTACTGGTCGCGCTCCCCTGGTCTGTTCCTTAACCGGCTGACCGGTGCTGACGCGTCTAATACCACAAGTCCTCCGGACTTCACGGGCAACGTCAGTGAATGGTATGAGACTCTCATTGAGACTATCAATGATGTGTCGGCACAGATCCACCGGAAGACTCTCCGTGGTGCTGCCAACTTCGTCGTCTGCGGACCTGAAGTTGCCAACATCCTTGAGTTCACCGCTGGCTTCCGTGCCAATGTGACTGCTGATAGCGACCGCGGCGACGCGGGTGCTGTTAAGGTTGGTTCGCTTTCGAAGAAGTTCGATGTTATCGTCGATCCCTACTTCCCGCGACAGTTGGTCCTAGTTGGCCGACGCGGTAGTAGCTTCCTTGAGAGTGGCTATGTGTACGCACCTTATGTGCCGCTGCAGACCACACCTACTATCTTCGGTGTTGAAGACTTCGTGCCCCGTAAGGGAGTCATGACTCGATACGCCAAGAAGATGGTTCGTCCCGATATGTACGGCTTAGTTATCGTTCGAGATCTTGAGTTTGGTAATCCTATCAGCTAAGTGATTGAGTGAGATATTAAGTTAATATCTGGCGTAAGGTCAAAATAGTTAAAGCCCCGTCTCTTTTGAGGCGGGGCTTTCTATTTAGTATTGGACAATTAGAGGAAGATAGATGGCAGTTCCAAAGTTAAATCCAGGTTCAACAACGAATTCAAATGTGCTCCCTGTTACTGGGAGCCCGACAAATGTTGTGGCAACCCTCCCTTTTGGGATCTACGCCGCTTCGGCGCCCTTTTTATCGGGCGCCTCCGATCAAGTAGCTTATACATATAAGAAACTAGGAGGGGATGTCTTAGACATTGAGCTTACGGAGGGAAATGTATATTCAGCCTATGAAGAAGCCGTTTTAGAATATTCATATTTAATTAACCTTCATCAAAGCAAGAATTCATTATCTAGCCTTCTGGGGGCTCAAACAGCCTCGTTTGATCAAAATGGGCAAATTTCGGCCGGCGATGCGCTTTCCGGATCCAATGTAGAATTAAAATATCCTCGTTTTGATTATGGTTTTGCCAAGCGCGTTTCTCAAACCATAGCAACAGATTCGGCCGTGGGAGGGTTATTGCCTATATATTCATCTTCCTTTGATGTGACCGCAGGCCAGCAAGATTATGATCTTCAGGAAATAATTTCTACTTCAGCCACCTTTTCGGGCAGTGTGGGAAAGAGAAGAATTATTATTCGTAAAGTCTTCTTCAAGACCCCACGCGCGATGTGGCGATTCTATGGGTATTACGGGGGCTTTTCAGTGGTTGGCAATATGCGCACCTATGGGCAGTACGCTGACGATTCCACATTTGAGATTGTTCCTACCTGGCAGAACAAACTACAGGCCATGGCATATGAGGATTCCTTATATACACGCGTTTCACACTATTCATATCAACTTCAAGACAATATGCTGCGCCTTTTCCCGGAACCACAAAACATTTCACAGAAGAAATTCTGGGTTCAGTTTAGTATTGATAAAGAGTTTAACCCATGGGAAGAGACCGGCCGCGGCGCGGAGGGAGTAGAGGGGATCAACAACCTCAATACGTTACCTTTCGAGAACCTCCCATACAATAGGATCAATTCTATAGGAAAGCAGTGGATTCGCAGGTTTGCACTAGCCCTGACAAAGGAAATGCTTGGACATGTGAGAGGGAAGTTCTCAGTAGTACCAATTCCTGGCGAAAGCGTAACCATGAATGCGTCTGACCTGCTGTCTCAGTCACGCACCGAACAAGATAATCTTCGCACAGAACTTAAGGCGCTTCTTGACGAGACAACCTACGACAAGTTGGCGACAACAGACGCTTCGTTGCAGGACTCCACCAAGAAAGTGGTGGAAAATGTGCCAGCCGGCATCTTTGTAGGGTAGTCGCGTGGCCAAAAACCGAAGAACACAGGCACAAATTCAAGATAAAGAAGCAAGTCGTTATGATTATGTCGGGGATAAAGAGGTCGCTGATAAACTGCATGAAATAGAATTTATGCCGTCTTCATTGGAAACAATCGACGGCGCGCTGTTAAGATTTATTGATGAAGATTTAAACTTATCTACCACAACAAACGAAGGCTTTAAAAAAGTGCCGGTGCTATGGGTTACGGCGGAACGAGCATATCAACTTAAGCATAACAAAGACCTCAGAGATTCGGAGGAAACCTTCATATTACCTTTAATCAGTGTAAATCGGTCCTCTGTCACCAAGGAGCCAAATTTTAGGGGCACAGTTTACGCAAACTTGTATCCCAATGCGGATGCGAAGGGCGGGACTACTGTTACTATTGCAAGGCATATAAATCCTAAGAAGACAGCTGAATTTCAAAATGCGTACGCAAATAGAAAACTTGGGCCCGATAAAAAGATTCCCACCGAGAATTATAATACCAACAAAAGGAACATGTCCACGCAGAGAACTGTATATGAAACCATAACCATCCCCCTTCCAGTGTGGGTGAAGGTAATGTATGAGATTACCGTTCGAACTGAATACCAGCAACAACTAAACGAGATGATCAGACCTTTTCTGACAGTTCCCGGCAACTCTCGGATGCCAAAAAGAATCGAAAATGAGGGACATTTTTATGAAATTTTCATTGATGGCAACTTGGCCAATAATGCGAACAAAGCGAACCTTGCGATGGCCCAAAGAAACTATGAAACTACTATTAATATCGAAGTTTTAGGATACCTTATTGGTGAGGGTGAAAACCAAGAAAAGCCCAAGATTGTCCGCCGCGAAAATGCGGTTGAAGTAAAAATAGGCAGAGAGAGAACGGTCCTTGGTGAAATCCCTCATAGTATTAAAGATGGATTTTATAGAGAATAATACCATTGCTACTATTTAGCACTATTTACTTTGAACATTTTCATAATGTAGGAGAACCTCTCGAATGTCGGTAAAAAATTACAGATTTGTATCACCTGGAGTTTTTGTCAATGAGATTGACAACTCTCAGCTTCCCGCCTCGCCCGCCGGAATCGGACCAGTTATTTTTGGTCGCGCAAGAAAAGGGCCTGCCTTACGGCCAGTAACAGTTAACTCTTTTGAAGAGTTCGTGAATGTCTTTGGAGCACCGAGTCCCGGCAGCTCTGGCGACGATGTCTGGCGCCGAGGCAACAATGGCACCGCCACCACATATGGCATGTATGCTGCGCAGGCATATCTTAGAAACAGTTCTCCTCTAACTTATGTACGACTCCTTGGTGCCGACAAACCTGGAGTTGCCACAGCTGGTCAAGCCGGCTGGAGTGCCACTAATGCGTACGGTCTCATTGTTTTTGAAACGGGCTCTAGCGCCATGTGCGAGCTTACTGGCGCCCTGGCAGCAGTTTTCTACTCCACGGATACAGACGTTTCTTTTGAGCTAAGCGGCGCGATTGCCACAGTGACCGGCTCGACTACTGCGCCCCTCTGGGCCCCGGTCTCAGGCGCCACGGTCACAGGCTCAGGCGTAATCGTGAAAAACACGGGCGGTAAGTTTGAATACAAGATGCTTATTAAGAATTATGATGGTTCTAATACCCTCACTACTACTTTCAACTTTAGCAAGAACGACTCGAAATATATTCGTAAGGTTCTTAGCACAAACCCACAAAAGACTAATAGCGCCATTACCACAAATACTGTTGACTATTGGTTAGGGGAAACCTTTGACCGGCACCTGGCAGCTCAAATTGATAATACTCAGAGCAGCACCTGGGCCGCGGTTGTGCCTCTCCGCACAACATCAAGTGCATATGTTGGTTATGATTTTAAAGCCAACTTGAATTCTGCCGAAACTCCACAGGTTATTAGTTGCAGACTAAGCCCTTCATCTGCACCTCAAGATTTGTTTAAAATTGTGGCTCTCAATGAGCCCGGCGACTGGACCAACAAAAATCTTAAGATTTCCATTCAAGATATCGCGGTTTCCACCAATGATAGCACCGATTACGGGTCTTTCTCGGTTGTTGTTCGTCATCTAAGTGACACCGACAATGTGGTAAGGATCGTTGAACAGTTTAACGATTGCAATCTCAACCCGGATTCCCTTAATTATGTCGCGCGCCTTATTGGCGACAAGCGAACCGAGTGGAACGAAGACGAGCGCCGCTATCGTGTCGTGGGAGGCTATGACAATCGCTCCGACTATATCCGCATCGTTATGAATGCAGATGTGGACGCGGGCACGATTACAGACCCACAACTTCTTCCCTTTGGCTTTAGGGGCATCGTTAAATACAATGATGAGGATCTGCTCCAGACGGGATCCCTCGCTGGCCAGTGGCTTTCTGGCACCGCGGTAACGGGACTCCCCGTCGGAGGCCTCGACAACGAGATC